CTGGGGTTTTACCGGTGTGATTGTTGGTGTGAGCGTCGTGAGCAAGGCTTATTACCACAGGGTGTGTATGAGCGGTTCCAGCGCTAGCAGCGCCTGTTGTAACGGTAGTGCTGTGGGTAGCGTGGGTAGCGTGTGCCTGCAGCAAGGAAGCCACTTCTGAAGCTAAATGCTTTTTATGGTCCGGGTGATCGGCGTTAAATATCACAGGCATACAAGGGTCTGCCCACTCAGTTATTTCTTGACCTAATACTTGAGGAACCATTAGTTGAATCCGCTGGTTATCTTCGGGGTCTTCATTGTTTACACATATGCCCAAATAAATTCCATAAAATCGTTTATCAAAAGTCATTATTATGCCCCCTTCTTCAGTACGCGCTTGGTAATTATAGGGGATTTACGTGTTTTGGGAATTATGTTGTTTAGTGTGCGGGTAGTGCTCTTCCAAACAGGTTCGGTTTGATTGCGTTTAGCGGCAGGTATTTGTTTGCGGTTGGAGGATCCGCCAAAAGTACCTTTGGTTTGAGGGGTAGGAAATTTTGAAGGAGCGCTCAATGCGGTTTTTGGAACAACTTTTGTTTGTTTTACATTTGGGATAATTGTTCGTTTTTCAAGGTAATCTGGAGAAGTAACTCGTTTATTGTCGGCCCACGCCTCTGCAGTACCTAAAGAGTCTATGCCGACAGTCATAACTGTTGTATAAAGTTGTTGATTGAGCTGTTCTTCAATAATTCTATGCTCAGCATCAAGAACTACCCAGTACCCTGAATAAGTTGTACCAAGTCCATCTAAGAAAACTGGAAGGTCAGGGCGTATATCCGGGTTACCTAACACCTCAACACGCGCTCTGTAAGGAAAAGTGTTTCTATTCTCCGCAGCTTCAGCTTCATACCCGGCTGTTTCTATATTATTAGCTACAACTGAGGTATCAAAATGATTAAAAATTTCAGACTGTTGTTTACGTCTTGTTTTTCTATTTTTAATTTGTTTTGTCATTGCAATTCTTGAATTTGAAGTCTTATCAACTCCACTAATTGCTACTGCAGATTTTTTAGCATCTTTAAAATCTAAGCTTTCTCCAAGTAATGGTTTAAAAGAGTAAATAGTTGACCCTTCAGGGTCAGTTACCCCTCGCATAATGAATTTAGGGGCATTTTGTCGAAGATTAGTAAAGTCTTCTAGAATAGGTTGAAAATAAAGCTCAGTGTTTTCTGCTCTCAATGTATACCCGGATTGTTTAGCTAAACGAACCATCAATTCCCAGTCAGTATGGCCGGTTTGAGATATCTGTGGATAAACACGTGGATGCGGGAAAGGGTTGCACACAAAAGAATGCTTTGTTGCAATAGTCTTAATTACACGGTCAGCTGTAGTTTCTTTGTAAACAGTCTGAGAAGGGTTGCCCATAAGATACGAGGCACCAATAACCACTACTTCGGTAAAGTTTTTACCCGGAGTCTGGTCAGTTCTTACATGATGCACGTACCCATAAAAATTTCTTCTTGTTTTTGTTCCCGTAATAATCAATCTTACTGGGGTTTTTGGCTGTACAACGTCGTACTCTACTCCCCAATCTCTAAATTGAATTACAGCAATTTCGTGTTCAAAACGTGCTTGTTTAATTGTGGCAGAATAAGTGTATTTAGGCCCTAAAGCTGTACCTGGAAATTCTACTTGAATATGATTAAACATTTGGGATTCTTAATATGGTTCCAGGGGTAATTTCAGTCAAATTTGTAATTGAAGGGTTGTACTCAGGAATGATCCACCAATACCCTGGTCTTTTATAATATTTATAAGCAATTTGATCAAGTCGTTCCCCTTGAACATAGGTATGTTCCCAGTACTCAACAAGACCTGGCTGTGAAAATTCATAGAAAACAACAACGTTATCATCTTTTTCTAAACTAGTAGAAAAATAATCAACAGTTGAGTATTCGTAACGAGAACCTTTATAAATAGCCATTATGCACCTGATGAAATTCCCGAGCCTGAGAAGCACTCGATTGAGAATGAAACGGTTGTACGAAGCGGAATCATTGTTTCCGTAAACGCAGAATGGCTAATTGAGATGTTTGAGATCCATCCAACGTAGGAAAGATTGTTTTGAGCATCCGGTCCTAGAGAAAAAGCTAACAAAGTTGGTGATAAGTATCCGACATTTGAGGTCTTCTTTTCCAAAAGCGTTGTCCAAGCACCAGTTGCAGTACCTGCCCCGTTAATAGCCTTAAACAAGTACTCTAGATCAGCCATCGTTCCTTGTTTTAATAGAGTATCTATTTGCTCATTAAAGTTGTATTTTGCTCCCGGATAGCCTTCTAAGTAATAGTTTGGGTCCGCATATCCAGAAGCTTTTGCGTACGCAAAGTCATTTGTTCTGTCTAGTACAACGCTTAGAGAAACAGACTCTTGTCCAGGAAAAACACCAGAAACAACGCGCAAAGTATCAGCATTAGAAGGCGTAATATCCATATTACGTTGTACGTTTGTGTTAATGCTTTCAGGGTTCCAAAGAAACTGAAACCCATAATTGTGGTTAATCTGTACACGTTTAGGCCCATTCCCTGACCCTGTTCCACCGCTTCTTGTAGCGTCTCCGCTAGTAGCATCTACGGTACTAACGTCTCCAGCGCCGGCAAAATACCAAATACGACCACGGCGGAGTCCGTGGAAATCTTTTGAAAACGTTTTTCCAACTAATTCTTGATCAACCGTTCCAGGTCTAAGGGGCAGACTCCATCGGTGTGGTGGCAGATTAAACTCATAATCTTTAGGTACGATTCTTCCTGTAAACGGTTCACCCTGTGTGTCAGTTGAGCTTGCCTTAACCGCTGAAGCTTTTAGAACTCCTGCCAAGGTATTCGTATTAACGAGCTGTATAACATCAGTTGTGTCATTGATGTCAATAGTATTTACTGCGGTATTTTGTTCCAAACGTTCAGTACCAAGGGTGGTTGAGTTATCGGTATTGGTAGCAGAAATGGCGGATGAGTATCCCCCATCAATCATTGATGCAACAATTCTCATTTAGTAGACGCCCCCTTCAATAGTTCTTCATTTTCTAGTAAGCGTTTAAATTCATCAAAAAGTTGTTGAGCGTTTTTACCAGCAGCGTTTACGTTTAATGTTACTCCGCCATAATTATAAACTTTACCTGAATCAGCCGTGCCTTTTGCTCCAGCAAATCCTTCATAGGCTTTGTTGGTAACGCCTTTACCAACAAAGTCCGATGCTAAAATTGCTGCAGAAATAGTCTGAGGGTCTCCGCTTTTCAGTGCAGAAATAATGTTGTCGTACCCGCGTTCTTTACTGCTTTTACCAGTTAGGGTCTTTGCAGTTGCGCTTACTCCAGCTTCCCAATCTCCATAGGCTTTAACTCCCGGAGTTCCAGCAACTGTTGCTACCGCTCCTTCTTCATAAATAGTATTAAGAGGATTATGCGCAGCGCTATTTCTCCAGTGACCGCCTTCTTGTTTTTGCCAATTAACTAAAGCTTCAATAGCACCAGGGGTTTCAGGAATTTTAAGTTCGTATAAAAGAGCTCTTGCAAAAGCTACTTGTCCTTTAGCTTCGCTAGAGTTACTTATAGTTATGTCGTTGCTTTTACCGCCATAACTTAGGCCACCCATACCTTTTGGATCGTAGACGGTATCTGTAGCTGTTTTTGCAGCTTTTTTACCATCAGTAAACGGGAGTGTGCCACCAGCCGCGCCAAAAGGACCTTCTCCGTCTTCACCATTGTAAAGACCTGTTAACCCCACCACGCCAGCAGCAGCGCCGGCCGTAGCTAAAATTCCAGCTGCAGCTAGTGGACCTTTGCCCAAACCTAAAAACGCGGTTAGCGCTTTACTTCCAGTATCGTTTGCGCCACCTAAAAGAGTCATAATATAAGCGTTAGCTTGTGTAATAGTTTTTAATGGTCCAAGCATCTTTTTAGTAATCATGTCGCTTGTAGCAGCAAGTAAATCGGCTGCTTCTGTGTAGCCTTTTGCACCGGCGTCTTGTGTAGCCATTGTTTGCTTAGTGGCTTTAGATGCACGGTTGCTTGAGGCTAATGCTGCCTCTGTTGTAGCACCCAACTCTTGTAACTTTTCTTTAGAAATAGCTTCTCCGCCAGTTTCGGCTTTAAACAAAAGACCGTTGGCAATCATTTGTTTTGCCATTGGATCATTTCCAAAATACAGATCAAGCATGGAATCCATAGAGTTTCCAGGCTGCAAACCAATCTGCATTTCTCGCTTGCTTGGCTTTTTACCAGCGCCGTAGTTAGCCGAGTAATCTCGACAAATCTTTAGCCATAAATCTTGAATAATTTGATCAGGCGGTTTCATATTTCCGTCTTGATCACGGATTTGAATACCGATACCGCGGAGCATGTTTACATTTCGACCTTGTTGCATTGAGCCAAAAGCACGCATTGTTCCTTCAAAGCCTTGGCCTGGAATAAGGTTAGAGGCTGTGGCAACTCCCGCAGCTACGCTGTTAGCTCCGCCAATGATGTTAGGGCCAGAAATACCCATACTTTGCGCTGCTGCTAAACCGCGCTGCACATCTAATTTGTTGGTGATTGTTGCTTTATCAGAAAGGTCACCAATTGTGCCTTTCATGTTGTTGTAGGCTTGAGCAGAGCCTATATTTTTAAAGTTATTAAAGTAAGAAGCACGAGCCGTTAGTAACTGGCTTTCAACGCTTTCTCCAGGCTGATCGAGCATGCCGCTTGTGAGGGAAGCTGCGTACAGTGCACCGGCTGCGGGGTTTTCTCCGATGTAACGAGTTAAGTTGGTGTTACCTGTATAACCACCGCCACCCACGCCGTTACTTGCAACGCTTGGGTTAATTGGAGGGGTGTTAGCAACAATATTTCCACCCATAGGTTGGTACGGCACCATGGCGTTTCCGCCGCCACCGCCCTGAGTTGCAGGCGGAGTAAATTTAGGATTTGCAGCGACAAGGGTGCTACTGACACCACCTCCGCCGCCTCCTCCGCCGCTAGACATGCGAGATACGCCAGAGCTTAAGCTGCTGACCCATCCCGCAGTGTCTTGCTTAAGAAGGTTCATTTGTTGACGGACGTCAGAAAGGCCGTTCTTTATATCAACAATGACATTTTTTGGATCTGCCACTGGTTACCTTCTTCCTGAGTGTCGTTGAGACCTTGAAATCCAGTTAGATCGTTCTCTAACTGATAGTTTTCTAATCTCCGTTAATGTCCATCCTGTGAACGTCCTAGTAAGTAACTCGTACTCATTAAGAAGCTCGTCGTAATCTGTTGCGCTATAGTCGAAACAAATCTGTCAAACTAAGCGGTAGATTGATATCTTCTCCGCATGCCTGACAAGCTTTCTTCACCTCCCCAAGGCGTGGGCCCGGGTTACGCTTAATAATCTCTTCAAGAATCTTTGTTCTATCGGCCATACCTAAGCTAAGCGCCGTGCTTGCTCCAGATGATGGTCGATCGTCAATTCCTGTAATACATCCAGCTAACAATATAGTGTTGATTTCCGCCACAGTCTTATCTGTGTTGTCAACCAGTTTCTTCTGAACTACGCCGTTAGGTAGTACTACAGAAACAGCCCCACTTTTGGTTAGTACTTTAAAAGTTCTATCCCCAATTGGATCATCTAATGTTTGTG